TTAAGTTATTATTTAATAAGTCCATATTACGTTTTGCGACTTTTCTGTAGACAAATCTACGTGTATAAATGTGTCTGCAATACCTATACGTACAAAACCTGCTAACAATAGGCTGTTCAAAACGATCCACCTACTACGACTATCTGTTACAGATATATCAGCTGCTATACCTTTTAAGTGCGGCGAAGCTCCTTTTTTAGCCGTCTTATAACCCCTTCTTCGTAAGTCTTCTTGGTAGTCGTTACACCTCATACCACTATTGATTTGAAAACTTTGATTTGCTAGGTGTCGGGCTTCGTCTAATTTAATAAGAAAGTCTTTATCCATTTTATCACCTTTACAATTTTCACCGCCACAATTGCAGTCAAACTCACTTAAAGTAAAGTATCTTAAAGTTTCTTTTGTATTTTCTTTATAAGGCAAATTTCTATCTTTATCGTAGTAGTGTTTACTCCGTTCTATCATTTTTTTTTATTGCAGTGCGAACGCCACCTTGCAATTGTATATCCTATTGAAGCTAATAGTAAAACTATCTTTAATATCATTTCAAAGTCTGCGAAGGTTGTTATACCTAAGACGCTAGCGTTTACCGTTACTACTTCGCTTATATCCGTTGTTACTTTTCTTAGTGGCATTTTTAATATATTTTCTTAAAGCTGTTTCGTTTTTAGCTTTTGGTTTATAAGTTTTATTCATTATGTATTATCTGACGTCATTATATCATTTAGAGTTAAACCCCTTTGCGAAGTATTACCCTTTTCTAAATTCATACCACTATAGAACGCATTACGATCAGGCGAAGTTTCGTGTCCAGTATTCGTATTGTATTCAGGAAACGAACTTAAATTATGTTTCAAGTAATTTATTAAGCGTTCTAAGTAAAATTCTGCGGTGTTTCTAACTTCTTCTCGCAAGTCTTGTGCTTCTTGTCTAGTAATTGAAGTAGCGTCTTCAGAAGTTCTACTAACTATATTACCGTTCTGTACTTTGTGTCTTAAAAAAGGTATTGCTTGCCAAAAACTAAAGTGCACAAGACAATCTGCAATATAGTCTTCTACTAAAGTTTCGTATGCTCCAGTCAAAGAACCTGCTTGTATATCAGCTTGTAGTTTATTAAACAAATCGCTACCAAGTACCCTTTCAATATGTTGCTTTTGTGCCGTCCTTATTGAGCTGAGCAAATGTTCAATATCTACTGAATTACCTATTGCGGTACTATCCTTTAATTTTTCTTCTGAAATAAATAATATATAATTTGCCATTTATTTGTTTTTTAGTGAACCTCTATTGCTAGTTCTTTTTGGTGCTGTAGAAACTAAGTCGTCTTCGCTTTCAGGATAAAACCCTTCACTCCTTGCTTTTGCTGTAGAAACTATCATACTATCGTCTATATCACGTTTCATACCACGCCCTATAGAAGTTCTAAAAATTAAGCGACGCCACCAGTGATGGCAGTAGGCTCCGCCCGAGTGAAGCCATATACTATAAGAAGTTTGATCTTTAGGGGCAAACTCGCTATTCATACCTTCCATACCTAAAATATCTGATTTTTTATATACTCTATCAGCAGCCATTAAAGTTTGGCAAAAGTCACGGCTTGTACCAGTTTCATTTACCAGTCCAGTGTCTTCTGCGTATTGATAGCGTACTCTAAAGAACCCTGAAACAAAACCCCTACGTCCACCTACTCTACCTTCTTCGTCCTTCATACTTTCGTCAAATTCTACTTTTGATAGTTCTGTATTTACTAAACTATTTAGTTCTTCTTCAAAGTCAAAGTCAGGGTGTTCACCTTCAGCGTTTTCTTCGTCTATAAGTTCCCAGCCTTCAGGTATTTCTTCACCATATTTTTGTATATAATCTTTTAAGTCTAGTCTATTTGTATTTAGTGTTCTATCTTTACCGTCTTCACCTATACACATTTTAACTTCTTCTGACGGTAGTTCGCTTTCGTCTATAGGTATAAGTCCTACTAAGTCCCTAGTTTCGTCTAAGGTTAGATTATTCAATACTTTATTTGCAATTAGCGGGCTCATAGTATTTAGTGCGTCCGTTGTTTCGTTCTTTTCTTTTGTTATTAAAGGCTCTAGTCCTAGTTCAGCACGTATTTCGTCTTGTGTTAAATTTTCTAGCAGTATATCTATACCGAACTTATTAGTTAAAGGTTTGTTTTGTACGAACGCTAAAGGGTAATTTATACCGTTTACAGTAAGTATCTTACTTAAAGTTCCTAGTATGGTTTTTTGAAACGGAGCTACGACGCTGTTCAAAAATAGATCGTAGGCTTCGCTCATTTCGTTTGCGTTATTACCCAAGCCGCTACTATCACGTATTCCAAAAAGCAACGGGCTGACTACACGATGAGCGGTTAAAATATTTTGTACTAAAAGTTCTTGTAAAGTTGTATATTGCTTGTCTAAGTCAGGCGGGTTTATAGGTGTTATTGTAGGCTCCCTGCTTTTATCGTCTGAAAATGTAAGTACAAATTTACCTGCAGCTTTAGCACCTACAAATTTATTTACTATACTACTTTCTATTTCTTGACGTTCCTTTTGTGTCGGTACTCCATTATTAAAGGCTATAAAATAACTACCTGAAAATGAATTTTCTATATTTGATAGGTGAAACTGCGCTACTTTCTGATCTATTAAAGCCCAGTTACAGCCAGCTACGTAGTCAGGTGTATGGTATATATCCATACTAGGACTATAAGAACCAGTATATAATATTTGACTTGCTGAAGTTCTATCGTTTAAGTTAAACGCTGGTACTTCTTGCGGTATATTAGCTCTAGTGTCCGTCCAGTCACTACATATATAGTAAGTATCTATTTGTCCTAGTTCGTTTGGTAAACCTACTCTAAGACGTTCTACTGGTACGTGGTATATTTCTGCTATCTTTGTGCGTTCAGCATTAAAAATAAGGTTTAACGCATAACCACCTTGCAGCTTAAAGTCTAAGGCTATTTTCTTTATTATATCGTGTAGACTTTCTTTGCCGTTTGCTTGATCTATAAAAGATTTTAATTCTAAATTTATGTTTTCTTCGTCTTCACAAATTATATTTTCAGCAGCTATCATATCAGCTGTAGAATTTATTATTGCTGCGTGCGTGCTAGAATTATAATATAAATCTATTAAGAATTGCGGGTAAAGATTATTCCAGCCTTCACTAGCTCCGTATTCTATCCACTCGCGCCCCCGAACTTCTTGTACTCTTGGTGCGGTTTGCGTTTCTAAATTTATAGATAATACCTTAGTTCCTTCTTTTGTGTTTTGTTTTTTAGCCATATTATATAGTATTCAAATAAGTTTGTAAATTAGTTCTATCTGAAGAACTTAAACTACTATTACAAATTATTATTTCTTTTATTATACCGTCAAAATTACCACCTATTGCGTCAATATCTAATATACTTGTATTAGAAATAGCTGTAGTTGCAGTCAAAGCAGAACCATCTCTATATACATACATATTATTACTTCCGTCACGCTCCCAGCCGAAGTTATAAAATTGATCTATAACTTGCGTCGCTTGTGCCCATTTTTGCGCTGTATCGCCTGAAACTCTAACTTTTATTTCTGTAGTAGTTTGTATTCTAAAAAAGTCTATAGTAGAAGTGTCTTTATCATAAAAGAATAAGTCGTTTGTACCTGAAGAAATTGTACTTGCTGCAGCCCTTATATACATAGCAAATTCACCTGAAAAGTTTAATTGTGTATCTAAATTTAATTGACTATTTGTACCATCACCACTTTCTGCACTACCAGTAGCACTATCATAAGTAAAGTGAGCAGAAGAAGCAGTTAAGTCGTTATTGTTGCTACTTTGATCCGTCCACTTAGTTATATTTTCGCCGTCTTCTGGCGTGCTAGTATCGCTTTCTTCAAGTCCAGTGTCGTTCTTAAACCAAGCTTGTAAACCACTTAAACTAGCTGGCGTCCAGTCTGCGTCAGATATTCTGTTATTTATGCTATTACTTAAGCCTAGTTTCATTAAGCAGAAGCATTAAGATCGTGTTCTTTGTAACCGATAGCTACTCCAGCACCAGTAGTAGTTATTGCAGTTATGTGTCCGAATATAACTGTTCCTGCTGGTATCGTAGTATGTAAAGCACTTTCGCCAGTATGGTGCGTCATAGTTAAAGCACTTACTACGGTTTCAGTAACGAAGTGAACTGCGTACCAGTCTTTGCCTGATAGTGTAGCGGCTGTAAATACTTCGCCTGAACCTTTACCTAGTTGCTCCCTAAGTAGTACATTGTTATTGTCTATTAAACTCATAATTTTTTAATTTTTTTAATAATCTGTATATAAATAATTTGTTGTTGTTTCTGTATGGTGCGTATATTTAACTTGCTCCGATCCTGAAG